AGATCCATTAACGATTCCCGCTGGCAGCAAGTGCCGTAGCGCTGGAAGCATGTTGCCGTTGAGGCGCTCCGATAATTCCCGTAAATCCATTTCAGTAGCTCCGTTCGCTCTTACCGTTTACTGCTTCCTCTAGCGCAGCAATCTCTGCCTTCATAACTTTGAGCGAATCCCACAGCTCTTGATTGTCTTTCTCCTGCTTGCACCTATCGAGCAGCATTTCTTTCTTGTAGCGAAGGTCGTTTAGTTTCTCCCGCGCTTGCTTGAAGGACAGTCCAGCCATTGGACTGGCTGCAGCATTAGCCTTACCCTTCGGCACAAACATGCCGGTCCAACCGCCATTGATGTTGTGGTCAATGATCTGACGAACGGACCACCCTGCATCTACGCCTCCACGTAGAACATTGATAGCCAGCTTCCTTGCCTGATCAGTCAGCGGTTTCTTGATTTGCTTGCGCTGCTCTTCCCACTCTGCCCATGCATCTGCATCAATCCAATCTGGAACAGAGAAGGCGTCAGCCTTATTACTCTTCCCTTTATTCTCTTCCTTATCTTTATTCCCTTTATTGTTCTGTGTCGCGGTGGTGTCGCGGTCCTGTCGCGCTGCTGTCGCGGTCCTGTCGCTCTGTCCCTTAGGATCGAGCTGGAAGGCGTTGTAATTGTTGATAGAAATGATGGTGACACCTGTCGCGCTATCGACCGACACCATGTCGCGGTCAACGAGACGTGTGAGAAAGCGATTTGCCCAATCTTTGCTGCGTTCTAGGTGCGTCGCCATGTCCCGTACCGACATCGCCAGTTGTCCGCGTTGCAATTTTATGGGGCGATCTTTGTAGCGCACATCCACTTCTCTCCACGATGCTCGCAGCACCATCCATGCAAAGGCCATAGCCTCTGCATCAGTGCGAAAGATCGAGTGATCCAATAGACGGCGGTAAATAAGGACGTATCCGCCCAACTCATGTGACATTCAAAACCTCCACTCTCTGCGGTCCTTCACCGCTCTTGTTCGTTCGCTTTAAAAATGTGACGGCAGGGCCAATGCGAAATTTGGAGGTTTCGCACAAGCGAACATTGGCCGGTTCCCGTCGCGATACGGTAGCCGTCACGAGCTGCACATATTTCCGCTTTTCTTTTTGCGCAAGTGGAAATGTGTTGGCGTTCTACATCTGCTGTGGAGATTTTTTCTACGCAGCTTTATATGCGCGGCGCACAGATGACACATGGCTAATCTTTTTCCACATGTTTCGAAACACAGGAATTGACGCAGCAAAATTAGTCTCTATGTTGTGCATCGACACGACGATGCGTGTTCGCAGAAAGGAATGTATATGGAGACTGTTTCGAATCCCACGACAAAGAGCGTCTGGGAAACCCTATCAGCCATAAACGTCAACGACCACATCGAGAAGAAGAGTGGCTTCTCATATCTGTCTTGGTCGTGGGCGTGGGCTACGCTGATGGATCACTATCCAAACTCAGCGTTCTATTTTGAGAATCAGAGGGGTGAGAACGGCGTTCTAAACAACGACGGCGTCATCCGTTATCAGGATGGGACCGCAGAGGTTCGTTGTGTGATGCATGTTGAACACATCACTCACACGATGTGGTTGCCGGTGATGGACTACAAGAACCAAGCCATCAAAAATCCAAACGCACGCGACATCAATGACGCAAAAATGCGCTGCCTCGTGAAGGCAATGTCTCTGTTTGGTCTTGGCCTCTACATCTACGCTGGCGAGGATCTGCCAGACGCCAGCAAGCAGAAGCCTGCTCCTGCAGCAGACCCCGTAGCGGGACTCGCTGATGAAAAGTCTCAGCTACTCAAGGCTGTGACTGATGCAGCAACGCTCGATGATCTGAAGGCGGCGTTCACCAAGGCCAGTAAGTACGCACGCAATCGGAATGATGACGTGCTTTTCGCCGAAGTGACGAAGACCAAGGACGCACGCAAAGCCGCGCTCTCTAAGTAAGGATCTATTGATGGAACAGAGAAGTGACGAGTGGTTTAAGGCGCGTGTAGGCGTCATCACCGGAAGCCGTGTTGGCGGAATTCTTGGTGTTAACCCATTCCAAAAGACTGACGATGTGATGCGTGACATGGTTCGTGAGCACTTCGGAGCTGCTCGTGAATTCACAGGCAACGCCGCAACCAATCACGGTGAGCGGATGGAGCCTGTGGCATTGGCGTTCTACGAGTCTGTGGCTGGCGTCACAGTTACGCAGACCGGCATCGTTAAGCACGATGACTACAACTGGCTTGGTGCGTCGCCTGATGGACTGATCGGTTTCGATGGCGGCTTGGAGATCAAGTGTCCCTACTGGGCAAAGCAACCATATTCGGTTCATGAAAAACCAAGTTACTACGCACAGTGTCAGCACGTCATGGAGGTGTGTGATCTCGAGTGGATGGACTTCTTCTGCTACATCAATGAGGACTTGTATCTTCTCGAGCGGCTCGAGCGTCACCCCACTTGGTTCGCCAACAACCTGCCAAAGCTTGAAGCGTTTCGCAAAAAGTACCTCGAGATAATAGGGGACGAAACCAAAGCCAAGGCATATCTCGATACGGAGCTCGCTGTCGTATCGAACGTGCGCACTGAGCTGATGTCGGATCTCTTCCTTGAGATCAAGGCGAAAGAGGCAGAGATTGCTCCGTTAAAGGATGCATACGAAGCTCTCAAAAAAGAACTGGGCTCTGAGTTCGGTTCTTTCCAGACGGGTCGTATTACGGTTCAGAAGGTAGAGAAGAAAGGGGCGGTAGATCATGCCGCTGTTTATAAAACCGTAGACGTTGACAGTCTCTTAGCCGCCAAAGGCAAGTCCGTTGAGGACTTCAGAAAAGAGAACGTCACCAGCTACACAGTGAAAATCATAGAGGACTGATATGGGACGGCCTAGAAAAGATAACCAGAACCGTCTGGTTCAAACAACGATTGACGACGTGATGTATCGCGCACTGTGCGAGATGTCGATTAAGGAAGACAGGCCTATCGCTGGCGTCGTGCGACAGGCAATCAATCTCTACCTTGCGCACATTGATCGTATGCGCAAAGTAGAACTCTCATAAGAAAGGCACAGGATGGCTTACGAACAAAAACCAAATACGTTTTCTCTTTTCCGCGACAGTGAGGAGCGGATCGAGGAGCGCAAGAAGTTCTATCGCGAGAAGGATTGGGATCCTGAAGGCGTTCCTATCTACAGCGGCAGGATGCTGCTCGAGAATGGCGAAGAGCTGAACATCGAGGCTCGCGTTATCGAAGGTGCGAAGGGCAAGTTCTTTGCCGGTCGCGTGTGGAAGAAGAAGCTTGTTGACGCACCAGTGCAGCGTCAGGCACCGCCACCACAAGACGATCTGGACGACGCACCGTTCTAATGAACAACAAATTGGGAGGGGTGGCTTTGGTCACCCCTTCTTAGGTAAATGGAATGACACTGCTAAGTGGTTCCTTGAATATTGGGGTTCTTTAACTGATGTTGGTAATTGTTAGAAACGAAGGATCTCTTGTTTATGGAGGCACGAGTCTTGATGAAGATCTTGAACACACCTTTGACCACGCTATCTGTGTTCAGAAGGTATGTCAGGATACGGGCGGCGAGTTTGCTGAGATCTCTGTTAAGCGCATTGATGGCTCAGAGGAGCTGTTCCAACTTGATCATGTGAATAAGGAGCACACCATCGATGGCATTGTCTTGGTTGCCCTCATTGGCTTTATCAAGTGGAAGACAGATGACCATCGCCTGCCAGCGGTAAGGCTGGGGTTCGATGCCCCTCGAAGCTACAGACTGGTTCGAGATAACGCGATCAAGCGTACTGAATAAATTAAACTGAAAGGTTGCGGCCTTAATGCTTACGCGATAAACATAATGGGACTGTGATACTCTTTGGAAGTCAGGGTATCACAGTCGCCTTTATTATTCCTCAGCCTCTTCCTCTTCCTCTAAAGAGGGAATGATGCGAGCTCCACGAGCATAGTCATATCCCTTCCGCGCTAGGTCTTTGCGCTTGCGCAGCAGGGGCTTTAGCTTGAGTTGCTTCTCAGCAGGAGTTAGCTTCGGGTCGACCTCGACCTTGTCGATATCCTTATTGACCTCTGTTATCTGCTTGCTGATCCGGCCAAGCTGCTTTCTCGCTGCTATTGGGTACTTGTTCTCCGCCTTATATTCTAGAGCCTCTTCCCTGCGCCCTTCTTCAATCAGCTTCTTGTACGCCCTGTTGGCTTGATCAGCCTCCTTCTTCAGTTCGTAGAAGTCGCGGACAAACCGACTCTGAGCGCGGTCAGCATCCTTAACAAAACGAGTTATGCCGCTGGCTGAGGCAATTGTGTCGGCAATTCCGTATGGATCACCGAATATTCCACCAGCTTTTTTGGGAATTGCGCCCACACCAGAAAGGACGGAGTCTATTCCGCTGAGGAAGCCAGACCCCATCGTTCCAAGATATCCATTGACCGCATAGTCAATTTTCTTTGGTGATATATTAGCCGCACCGCCAACTGTCTTGGCGACTGCACTAGTTCTTTCGTCATAGCGCATGCCTGCTGGCAGATTCTGGTCCGCCATTGTGTCGATTGGGCTTCCTCTAAAGAAACTGTAGTTTGAACCCAATTCTACAGCCGTCATTAATGCTGGTGGGACTGGGTTCAGCGCAAATGTATTCACAAAGGCAAACCGCAGCTTCTTAGCTGCTTCTTTGCCATCCCTGTCTCGCACATAGTCATACATTGCGATTGGGAACGAGCCAAAGATTGTCCCAACTTCGAAAGGTCTAGGCAATACTATGCGCGTTTCGCCAATGTAGATGATGTCGTAGAGCATCTTGGCCTCTACGGTCTCTTCGTCCCACCGGTCATCATCGCTCATGGCCGCATAGATTGCACTGCTGATGACGGTGTAAAGCAAACCACGGAACAAAACTTTCTTCCGTAATCCCAATATTGCTTCTTCGTTCTGTTGGTTTTCTGCAATTCGGTACAAGCCCTGAATTCGTGCGTTCAGGAACGGGATAATAGGGATAAGATACTTAAGGGCTCCACCTATGTAGCCTTGCCCTGCGCCTTTGCGACCGAAGTTGGTCAGGTTCATAGATTCATACGCCGCCGTCTTCTTGCTTCCGCCATTAGCGATGACGTCGTTGTACAGCTTTACGCGCTCGGCAAACTCAGATGCTTCGCCAAGCTTTTCGGTGAAAGCAATGAAGCCCTTAAACCTGTCGACAAAATTTTGACCAACCTTATCTGTGCCACCTTCCATACGACGATATCGCCTACGCATTTCATTGGAAAAGTCCTGTTGATCCATGCCGTAGTCGTAACCACCCATTCCAGTGTTGGCTTTAATTACTCTTGTAGCTTCGCCGTTCTGAAACGCATCCTTCATGCCTTTAAAAGTGTCAATTCCAAGGCTCAAGTTCGCATCAGTGGTGACGTATGCACTTATCTTTCCACGCCACAAGCCAGCCAGCATAAATGACATGGGCATGGTTACTCCCATGCGAAGCACCTTTGTGAATGGTCGAATAATCTTCTGAACCACGTCCATTTGTCTTGGCCCAAGACCAGCGATTGCGAACCATACTGCGGGGTCTTCGATCTTGTAGTAGACAGGCTTGCCTTCAACACGAAGGCGCATGATGCCCTCGCCTTCCGGCGTATTAACCTGACGCCCAATATCGTCAATGCCAAGATCGTTCAAAGCATCGACGACGTCAGCAGCCTCTTGCAGAGCAAGGTTTTTGCGCGATGCGCTAATGATCGACTGCGTGTTGCGAATGATATTTTCGTACAGGTTGCCAAGGTTTGAACTACCACCCTTGAGTTTAAGGTCGAGACCTGACTTCGGGTTGTTGATAGCTGCCTGCATCTTTGGACCAAGCACATCTAAGGAGCCGTCATCCTGCTCATAGGCACGGTAGTAGGGGACGTAGTCCATGTCTTTGAACTTGGCACCTAAGTCTGCGTCGAGATAGCCGGTGTCTATCGCGTAATCTATGATGGCTCCGTTGAACTCTTGATACCGATCAAAGACCTCCGCAAAGTCTGGCGAAGCATTGCGCAGAGTCTCCGCTATTTCAGTATCAGTAAGCTCGGTGAAGCCCACTTTCCCACGCCTACGCAAGTCGCTCTCACGACGTGATACGGCATAGGTCTGAAATGCTTCAGCCCGACTCTCGCCAATAGGCTTAAATATTTCGAACAAGCCATCGATGTCTTCCCTGACATCTGAAAGCTCACCGTCGAATACCGGCGGTCCGACTTCAAGAGCCATTTGCAACACACCGTTAGACTGAGAGATCATCTCCATCATTCGGCCAACGCTAGACCCATCGACAGGTACTCGTCCGTCAGATGGATCGACACCACGAATGGCGGCGTCAAGCATCTTGTCCAGAACAAGCATGCCATCTGCATCGTTTGTCGTGTTGCGAACAAGCGCCCTGCGTCGACTTTCATTGCCGACGCGACCAACCATCTTGTCTAGGAATTTTCCAAAGACGCCTGCTTCGACTTCCGTAGAAACAACTTTGTCTATCGTGGACTGTGATATGCCATCAGTGTTTTGCGCACGTCGACCAGAGTATCTCTCGTCGTTTATCGCAGCTACGCGGAAGTTTGCATCCGTCTCTTCGCCGACACTCAGCACGCTGTATCCAGCGTCAAGGAAGTCATTAAAGAACTGATCCCGCGAAGGGCTGAGGCCGAAGATGCCGCGAATCATATCGACAAAGTCATCCCACCATGACCGCTTACCAGCTTCCGCTTCGCTCATGAGACGGTAACCGCTGCCGTCCTTTACTACGCGCTTTGCGTAGTCCTGAACACTCTTGTTAGTTAAGAGATAGGCAAGCGCTTCGTTCGGCGACTCTGCCGCGCTAATGACGGTGCTAGGGATGCCTGCGCCACCCTCGTATTCTTTCTTAATAACATTACCGAATCCGCGCCACATGTTATTAAATTTCTGGACCTCAGCCGCGACTTCTTCGTTGTACAGGCCACGATTGTCCAACACCTCACGGTTGTTTTTAGTGTAAGCTCCAACGCTTGACCAACGCGCCTTCACATACGCATGGATTGCTTCGTGTAAAAACGTCTGCTCGTTGACGCCATTCGATCCTTGGTCAGGGTTCTTTATGAGATAAATATTCTTATCTTTTGCGGTCGAAAGAACCATGCCGCGAACACTGCCCATGCTTATAAGATCGATGGACTCTTGATCCGCGCCGTTCTTCTCGAGCGTTGCTATCGTTCTATTCAAATCATTTACTGGATCAAGGATAACGGTCTTCTGTTCACCAACGCCGTTCTTTACAAGGATGGAAGCAATCCTGCGAGTGTCTTCGCTCTTGCTGTTCTGGCGCAGCCAAGCAAGCGCCTGCTTGGCGTTGCCATTCTCCAGAGACTTATAGATTGCGCTATTCTCTGCGATAGGAGTGTCTGCAATGTTTGCGTTTACTGGTGATGCAGCCAATGCTGCCGCAACCGCAGCGGAACGGCGACGGCCAGAGAAACGAATACCTTCGCCGCCCATCATCTGGCGAATACGGCCAGCGTTCGCATAGTTAAATGGCACCGCTTCAGACAGGACAACGCTAGTGTCGCCGCTGTTGTACTGATCACTGCGACCTCCACGTTGTGGGGCAAGGGTGAAGTTGTTCAGATCTTCGAGCTGACCAGCACGCCCATCCTGACGCCGCAGAATAACTGGAACCTGCTCTATGCCAGCAGCCTTGAACGCAGCCATACGGTGACGGCCTTCATGACCCATCACGCGACGAGGCTGCTCCTTGCCCGAAGCCATGTAAGGTTCAGCGATCTCAAGGAACAGTGGCTGGTCTACTCGACGCAGCTCATCAACATTCAATGGGCGAGCGCGAGTCTTTTCTGGATCCATCGTTGCAAGGAGATCACGGCCCTTGCTTGACAGGGTAAGACCAAGGAACTGATCTGGAGACATGAAGGCGATCCAAGCCTTAGTCTTGTTGTCGTCATTAGGATAGGACAGATCCTGCAACAGTAGATCGGTACGCTCTGGTGTGTAGACGGCACGATTGGCTCGGCCAGAGTATTGGACGTTACCAGCCTTGCTCGATTGAGCTGCTACAGCGTCATCGTACTGGTCGAAGTACTCACCCTCGCCCTTCGTATAGAAATCGCTGCGTGCAGGATCATGGTACATGAAGACAACGTCCGGCTCTCCGTTGTTGAAGGCGGAGAACTCAGTCTTGTCCCAGTTATCTGAAGCTGCCTCATCGCTCCACTTGACTCTTGACGCGACCTTAAAGCCAGCCGTCGAGTACAGGTAAGGAAGGACAGTGTCGTATGCGTCAAGTCGGCGAGCGCCTAACCAAACCGCCATGCGTGCGAGCGGGATGGCAACACCCCTAGCTTCTGATGTCGGATGCTTGAACACCGACACAAGGTCGTCGCCCTTGATGGCAAAGCCAGTGAGCCCGTCCTCAGTGAGGAACAGGCGCATGTCGGCGTAATCTTTCTGATCGTAGACGTAGACTGCAGCGCCAGCCTTATTGGCCTTCTGCGCTTCAGAGATCAGTCGATGGTACAGCTTGGCCGAAGCTGGACCAGTGGTCAGCTCAAGGAACTTGGGAGCATCAACACCCGCTACAGCGAGTGCGTTCTTTACCTTTACTGAGTGGCTGTATGTAGCAACTACAGGTGTGCGGCCCTCTACGCTCCGCGCAAGGTTTCCGCCAGCTTTTCTGCTGACATGTTCGGATGGTCTTCCAGAAGTTGCTGACCCAGCGCCATCAAGAATGGGGAATTCTTTATTGAGTCTGGTAACGACTGAATCTTGGATGAAGCGTCTGGCGTCTCTGGGCGCGAATTCATTAGCGGCCCCAGATTGTCCGTTAGCGTTTTGATTGACGGCTCCTCCGCCCAGAACGCTTCCTGATCCTTGTCCCCGTCCCCCCTTGGGTTGAACGGCGGTACTGATTTGTCCATCTGTAAATCCTTTCTTCTTGGCAATGCGAACGAACTCATCGTAGTAGCTGGTTTCGCCAGCGCTACCCGCATCGTCTGCGCCTTTGCCCTTTTCCCGTACACCAAACTTCTTAGACCACAGTCGCTTCTCTGGATACCAGAGAACGGCCTGAAGATCAGCATTCGTAATGTTAATACCATCGCCTTGCAAGATCTGCTGCGACTTAGCAACAATATCCCGTATCCAAGTGCGCTGCCAATCAGCCTTCGGTGCATCCTTTGTGTCTTCAAAGCTGGCAAGAAGGCGCTGTGCAGCAAGCGCGGTCTCTGGCTTAACCTTCTCTCCGCTGTCATAGGCGGCGCGGTTAACCTTAAAGTCTTTCTCAAAGGCTTTGGACTCAGCCTGAGCAACCTCAAGCAGCTCTGGTCCATATGCGTTTGTAGGACGGCCATCATCAGCCAGCGCTTTAGTAAGACGTGCTTCCTGCTGCTGAATAAGCTCAGGATCTGCACCAATAAGGTCACCGGTCATGCGGCCCCACGTCCGCATAAACCACATGTCTATGGTTACGGGGTCGTAGCGACCGTTGAGGTTTGAGTAGAAGCCAAAGCCAATCTTTGGACCAAGCACTGCGCTGCCGTAGACCATCTCTTCGGATGCGCCAGACACATTGTTAAAGCCAGCGGCACGCAGCTCGCGGACTGTGAACTTGGTAGCGAAGAACTTCGAGACTGCCTCAGCGCCATACTTTTCAACGATTGAGTTAAAGAGTTTCGCGTTGGAGATAATCGAGGATGCGGCCTTGCCCCAACCTTCGTTCTCAGGGAACTTACCATTCTTCTTATAGTGCTCGTACCAGCGCTCAGCAAACACAGCATTGGCATCGACAGATTGATTCTGCGAAGTAATAGCAAGAGCTGCAGTAAAGTGCAGTTGAGCGCCTACATCAGTAGCGATCTCAGGGTGGATCATGGAGGCGACGGCAGTAGCCTTGCGCATCTCCTCTGTGTACCAGCCAGAAGCGTTGCGCTTTCCAGAACGAGCCAACTCAGACTTAACCTCATGGGCTACGGTCTGTGCAAGAAGGTCATCCTTCTGACCTGCTGCAGTGATAGGCCGTCCAAGAATAGAAAGCGTGCGCTTTTGGATTTCAATTGCCGCTTCAGTGACACCCATCGTTCCTTGCTTAACGTCGGGCTGGGCAAACAGTTCGTCAGCAGAAAGCTTAGATGCCTTAATGTTCTTCTTAAACTCGCCTGTGGCGCTGTCTTTCTTACGACCAGAGTATCTCTCCGACGCTTCGGTGCCGAAAAGTTCCTTCGTCAGTTTTGTTGGCGCTGCCAAATCATCAAATAGATAATCTTGCGTTTCACCACTGCGATAGCCTTCGAAGTAGTCCGCTAATGAGATAACATTTTCGTTGCGAAGAAGCTTGCCAAACTCACGACGGAAGGATTCGATCATGTCGACAACGCGAGCGATAGTGGCTTTCAGACCACGCATCGGAGAGCCGCTCTCTTTAGCGTTAACCAGAGCGCCAAACGCAACAGCCTGCGCTTCGTAGAAGGCAAGTGGTTTGTCGCCAAAGTTTGCAACTAGGTCATCATAGAAGCTGACGCCGTTGCCCATGTCCGTCGCCTTCAAAACGCGCAAGATACTCGCGTCAAGCTGCTTAACAGTCATTCCGTCTTCGAAGACGCTGTTGAGCATTTCAAATGCCTGCGGGTCGTAGACCTCTAGCATGTCTTGAATAACGTGGAACGCTTCATGAGCTGCGCTTTCGCGAGCGTAAATTCCTAGATCTTCGCTTAGTGACAGCGTGATAAGACCGCTCATTCCATTCTGGCTGACCTCGTATATACGATACGAACCAGTGTTTTCGTCACCAAGATTAAGTCCACTTGCAGCCGCCGCATTTGCATCGGTAGCCTTGAGTGATGGCACGAAAAGAATATCTACGTTAGCGCCCTTTGGCAGAACACGCGACATGACATCGCCTGCTGCAAAAGCGTAATGGAACTGCTTTGGGGTGTAACCACCCTGCTTCATAATTGATCGTAGGCGATTAGCAATAATGCGACCCTGACGCCCACGAGAAGCGATCTTATTTAACCGGTCCTCAATGACGGCTTCGTAATCAATCTTCTTCGTGTCGCGCTTGGCAGCTTCGTCCTTACGAGGAGTTGGGTTTCGCGCTACGCTATCGCTTGCCTTAGTTACGCCACGACCGACATCGTCAATGTTGTTGTCCGTGTTCTCAGGACGAACGGTCCGCTCTTCGGTCGTCGGTTCAGCCTGCGCCTCAGCTTGCGTTGCAGCTTTTGTTTCGGTTTGCGATGCGGTGGGGGCTGTGCCAGTAGCGTATGTGCGCTTCTTCCGCTTAGAGGTTCGGCCAGATAAACGTGAATCACCATCACCCCGCTTGGTGTTGAGCTGGCTGATGAGCTCTGGGCCAATATCCTCCGCCCCCATGTCCTTGTCCTTGGACATGCGTTTGATCTCAGCAAGGTCTGCGTCGTCGATAAGACCTTCTTTATGAACCTTGTCAGCGTAGCGAACAACGCCGTTGCGGTCGTCGTTGAGGATCTTGTCTCTGATATTTTCGACGTGCTTTTCAACCTTGCCGCCATCATCTTGAACAGGCTTCTTCGGCGCAGGTTCTTGGTCAGCTTCGGCAGGGGCTTCTTCAGCGGGTGCGGTCTGGACTTCTGGTGCCTGCAGTCGAGGCGTGGCAGGAGGACCACTGATTTCGTTTGGACCCTCTACATTGCCCTCTACGTTTGGCGCACGTTCGATCTGCGGGTTGGCCTGCGCGTTCTGCGCCTGCTGTTCTGGCGGAGCCGGAGCGTCCTCCTGAAAGGGAACAACGGAGCGCGACTGTGTGCGGTCAACAGACCGGCGTGGGTTCATGCCTGTTCCAACGCCAGCCTTTGGTTTACGCAGGTCACCAGCCAGATCCTGTGACAGGCGAGGCGTTTCTCTAACAAGGCGAGCAAACAAAGTAGACGGATCTACTTGTTCAGATAAAATTTGAGTGGCTCCATCTTGAGCTTGTTGCTCATACTGGATGTTAACTTTGCCGCCTTCGGCTCCGACAATAGTTGCCGCAATACCGCCAAGATCTTCGCCGTAGTACTCAGGGTTAAGAAAGAACTGCGGGGTTGGGTCAGGAGCACCTGCGCGAAGATCTTCACGCTGGGAGCCCTCACTAGTAGCTTTGTCGTACCTCCCTTGACGTGCATCAGCCATTCGGAATGACTGCTCATTTTCCCGCAAGCGCTGTGCTTCTTCTGCAGTTTGCTCCTGCTTCATGACTACGCTGCCGTCAGCTACGATCTCACGATTGCCGTCTGCTGTTTCTTGCGTCGTCACAAATGGACGGGCAACAAAAGCTTGGCCCTGCTGAGTCGCAGGCTGGTAATTGCTGACGGCGCTGCGCAGTCCGCTGACAAACTGCTTGCCGGTCGACTCTAACGACTTTGCGATGGATGAGAGAGTTGGGCTTTCAGCGATGACGGCTGGGCTAATCTTCGCAAGCTCGTCTGCAATCATCTGCTTCGAACTGCTGACAGAGTTAGTACCGCCAAACATTCCAGAAATTCGGCGAATAGCTTGAGGCTCAACGCGGCTGGCTTCCTCCTGATTAAGGATGCGAGCTACCTGCTGAACTTTAGTCTCATCACCAACTGGCTGCGACATGATGTCGGCGATGCGCGGGTTGGATTCGTTATTA